GTCGATGTAATAGCTGGTGCTGTGTGTCCAGTCAGAAGCGTCACCGTTACCAAAGGACTTACCTAATTGGAACAATGTGTCGTCAACTTTCTTAGCCAAAGCATAGCCAGCGTCTTCTGTGTAGAAGCGACGGAGTGATGCCAAAGCCTGAACTTCGACGATGTCTTCGATGAAACGTGAGTACTCGAAGTGCTGGTCAATCGAAACTAATACTTCGGTCTCGGTGTCAGCTTGGATGGTAACTGTTGTGTTAGCAGCTTTAGCAGTTGCTACACCACGAGTTGGTTTAGGAATATGAAGAGTATCACCCTTCTTGCCACGCATCGTCATTTTGTTGACGAGGTTTGCCAATACTAGGTTTTTCTGATATGCAGCGATTACTTCATCAGACCAAATCTCTGGAATGAATTTATCTGCTGCGGTTTTGTTAACGATGGATGTTGATCCACCTGGGTATGCGACTGCTGCCATTTTAAATCTCCTAAAATTAAATTAAATTAACGTACCCGACCTTCTGCGTAAGCTTGTAGAATTTCTTCTGCCATGCTTTCGTATCGGTTTGGGTCTTGCATTCTTAAGCGAATAAGATCTGCACGACGATAAACAGGTCTTGTTGACTCCCCTGTACCACCTTGTTGTACTGCAGCAGTTTTAAGGTTTTTACTTCTAGTTTCAGCATCTACTTTTTTAAGAGATTCATCAGCAGCTTTAACTGTTTCTTGCTGTTGTTGTTTGATATTACGTAGAGACTTGTAAGTATCTAGTAACTCTAACGCTGAATCTACATCGTAGTCTGACGCTTGTTCGTATAACCTTGTGCGTATCTTAGAAGATGTTACCCATTGCTGGAAATCATCGCTCTGTGCTACGCTTACAAAATCAGGATGTGCCTTCTCAATTGTCTGCAGTGCTACGAGCTGAGCCTGTTTAGCTTGCTCCTCTTGCATCTTCTTAAGAACAGGATTATTTTCTACAGCCTGTTTTACTGCTTTTTCAGGGTCTTCAAACCAATCAATCTCTTGTGCTTTACTTGGCTGTGTGTCGTGCTTCGTTTCGAGTTGTTGCTTTAGAAGTGAATCAGCTAACTTGCGTACTTCACCAACCTCTTGTGCCTGTCGTCCGATTAACTTCTCGGCTTCTTGGTGCATCTTGATAATCTCATCTAGAGCTTTACCACGATACTTCTCAGGTAGTTCTGGAGTAACCTCTTCAGGTTCTGCTGTAGTTTGTTCTACAGCGTCTGGGGTTGTACTCTCTTCTTTAGTTGGATCAGTGTACTTCTCGTTAGCATCTACTTCGGGCAGTTCGATAAAATTTGCAGCCATGTATATTCTCCTGTCGCAATGCGATTTTAGGACATTTAAAAAATAGCTCGGTGGTCAAGAGTCCATTTACGAGCCGTGATTAGCTTTTTCTTTCTTCTCCAATGCGATCTTCTCAGATCTCATCCTAGCCCATTTAGCAGTTGCTACCTGGGAATCGCCAGATATAGGATCTATGTAGACCCTAATCGGGGAGATGATGCGAGTAGCCTTCTCGCCACACTCACCACACCGAACTTCTTTTGTGTCAACATCGACGAAGGACTCAGTGATATGTGAATTCTTACATGAAAACTCAAACATCCGTCTCGGCATTATCTTCCTCTTTCTGAAGCTGCTCATAGACTTCGTTGCTTGATTCTCTTAAATTCTTTAGCCAGGTCATGATAGAGACTTCTCCCTTTCTGAACCATAACTGTTGCTCAGTATCAATACCTTTAATGGTATCTGTACTGCTAAGCATTAAATCTATGTCTTCTAACAGATCCTGCCACCCTGGAGTAGCCATCATGCTAAATCTGTTTTCGTAATAATTCTGTAATTCTCTATTCATACTCTTTTTCCTTGACAAGGAGAGTTTATTGTGGTATTATGTACTTATATTATACCATATTTATTGTAAATTGTCAAGCCCTTTTTGCATTTTTCCCATACTTTGGATCTCAGCAATACGCTCATTGGACTTAATATCTTCTACTTTGATGAGGCGATCAGCGATTTTCATGCGTTTCTCGAACTCATCTGCCATAGGATCAGCAGTATTCTTAGAAGCTGCAGCGATTACTTTAGCCTGAGCCTCAACAGGTACAGCCTGAGCCTGTGCTCCCGCTTTCTGAGCCTCTGCAAGGGCTTTAGCAGCCTCTGCTTGGGTCTTCTGTAGGGTAGCCTCAGCCGTAGCCATGGCAATCTGTTGCATCTGCTGTTGCATTGGATCAGGTTGACTCATTTGCTGGAGCGTAGAGATGATTTCTTCACGGTTTGCAATGCTAGAACCTTGAATTACACCTTGTAAAAGTACTGGAATTATAGGAGATTGACCTCCTAAGGTGGACATTAAACCCATCATCTGCTGTTGTTCGTACTCACGAGCTACCATTCCTAGGGTAGATACAGGCAAGAACACAAAGTCCTTAACTGGGTAACGCTCTGGGTCAAACTGCATGAATCTGTAGGCAGACTTAGTGATGAAAGGAATTAAGAAGTCTTCTTGGAAATTAATCAAGGTACGCTTATTTTTTTTCATCAAGCCTGAGAGAGCCATAGATAAGCCAGCACCTGAAGCTTCTCCAGCAGCTACTTGGCTAGGCATAGCAGCAGTATCCATTGTTCCTGTAGCTTGGAGGAGCATTGACTGGAAAGTCTGAGCAGTACCCATGTTTAGAGGATCTGTGTTGCCAAACTTGAATGGCATCATGATCTCGTTAGGATTACCGTTGACTAAGAGGTTCTTTCCTGGACGTACATCATACTTAGCACCACGAGGTAGACGTGTAGCATCCATTGCCATCATCGGAGCAGTGGTCAAAGCAAGACTATCGAGGTGAGCACGAATCTGTGCGTCGATAGCTTTCTGCATATTGTAGCCCTTCTCAGCAGTGCCACGACCCCAAAAACGACCAGGCATCGAGTCAGCTTGATAGGAGACAATAGGACGATCCTTCATCATATAAGGATTCTCTTCAGCTTTTAAGAGCCACTGATCATCAGCAATCACTACAAGAGCTTCTACCATATCTTGGTAATCTTCAGCCATCGAGCCTTCAGGGAAGAGTTCAACTACTTCTTCTCCGTCTTGCTTCTTTAATTCTTCTAAGTAGTTCTTAGGAACAAGACCATAGTAACGAATAACTCTTACCTTGTCGTCCTGCTTAGGAGACATCTCTTGGACAGGCTCTAAGTCCATGTCGTTGTAGCTAGGAGTGATTCCTACTTTACGATACGTACCATCGACCATACCTTGGACAATCTTGAAGTAGGGCATGTATTCTTCGATAGCAACACCTAAGGCAGACTCTACGTCACGAGCATTAGGATCAACTAGGAAGTTACGAGGATTGATAGGGTTTAGACCTACCATGAACTTCTTCTGCTCTTTTACACCAATTGCTGCCATAGCACTGCCAGGGATAGGCTGGGTAGCAGGAGACATTACAGTTTTTTCTTCTACTACAATCTCTCCGATACCTGTACCATATAATTCTCCTAAGAGAATCACATCATCAATTGCTTTCTTAATCCTAGAGAACTTAAAGTCCTCATGCATCTGTTGACGTACTAAGGCAATATCTTGTTGGTCAGGATCAAGGCGATCATCAACAATGTCAAAGAACTCACCACGACCAAACACAGCTTCAGATATCTCAGCTTGCTTACCTTCGATAGCTTGCTGGAGGGCGGGAGTAATAAGACGAGATCTCTCGGACTCACGAGTCTTGTCAGCCCCGTCCCAGATTCCTCTCCAAAGTCTTTCATACTCTTCCCATTTGTCTAGATAGTTTACATCTCTGTGATCTCTCCAACGATTGCAGTGATCAACAATAAATGAAACTAACTCACGATCAGCTTCAGTAACTGTATCTTCTTTGAACTCAGCCATTCTTAGTCTTCCTCAGTGGTGTCATCAATCGATGATTTGAATAAATCTTCAAACTCAACCTCAACAACTTTTACTGCTGGCATAAAGATCTTATCGTCTTTAAGTCCTTCCTCTTTCGCAGCAGTGATAATCTTCATTAAGCAGTCACCGCTTAGGTAGTTCATCTCTTCTTTGATTACTTT